ATTTAACGCTCATTTGCTTAATCTTTTAAAATTTTCTTTTGTTATTTGGTCAAATAGGTTTTCAACTTCTAAACCGTATTTATCTACAAGCTCATCAGGCAACCTTTTAAAGAACTTCTCAAATGGCTTTGTAAAAAATAGCGAGGGCTTTATCCCCTTGGAATAAATACTTCGAGCAATCAAAAAAGTAATTGATTTTCTAAAACCTACCGAACTTATGCTTCTTCCCTTAAATTGCCCCTTGTTGTTTCTTGGAGCTATGCCTTTACGAATTACCCATTTATCAAATGCTTTAGGCGGCGGCATCTTGTCTGTGTATTTGTAGCCATCTAAACTCTTACCACTTTTTTTGCCTTTTACACCTCTATCCTGATAGAAACCGTATTCTTCCATCTCAAAACTGATTTGAATAGAATTCTTTGATTCCTTGACGGTTGATTTAAGGCTGTTTTTTAGTTTGCCTGATGCATCTATTGGGTGCTTTCTATTTAATCCATTAGCAAGATTTTTCTTTGCCTCTCGGATGACATTATCTCGGAAGTCATTTAACACGTCTTGTATGGATTCAAATTCAGCCATTAGCAAATAGTCATGTCGTTAGGTATGAGGATGTCGCATGTCATTGTGAACCCGCCGAGCTTGTTTTCAAAGCGCTCAGTAAAAGGCTCGCAAGTTACGTTGCCGTCTACTTGGAACTTATCGCTGTATAAATCTCCTCTCCTTAGAAGTTCGTAGCATCTGTTCTGGACAGATAGCATTGTATTAAGTACCCACAGCTCGTTATCGTTTCCGTCGAATTTATTTGGGCTTTCGTCTTTTGATATATCCGTAATATCCATTGCAAGAATCGAAATATTGAACCTAATCACATTACCCTCAAATGTTGCCGAGTTGACAATTAAATGCACAAGCGGAAAGATGGTCTGTTTTGCCAAGTCAATCTCAAAGATGTCGCCTTGAGTCACGGTGTTGATTATTGGGTCATTCTCAAAGTGCGTTTTTAGTTTGTCTATAATATCAAAATAATTCATCTTCTCATTTGTTGTTTAAGTTCGTTTGCTTCGATTTCGTTTTTTTGTTTTTCGAACGTGAGATAGGTGAGACATTTAGTAAGTCTGAGCTTTGCAACCTCGTCAAGCTTGGTAACATCTCCTGAAGAGAGCGCATAGAAGCTTGAATACCATCCCCAGACACGTCCAAAATTTGCTCTTTCGCTATATTGCTGGAAGTCGTCATCGTCTTCAGTTCTTTCTGTAAATAACTGAGAGTAAGACTTAGTAATTCGCTTCCTAAAGTCCAAAAAAAAAGCGAGGCGCTTATTGCTACATCCAAAGGAGCAAAGCGCATTAATTCTTGCATGTCCTCGTTTGGCTCATAATCTACAATCGAATACTTGTCCTTGCGCTTTTCTTTTATTGGTCTGTACATTACAGCCATCGCCTTATGGTAGGTTTCCCAATTCTGCAAATGGTTTTCCAAGTCAACGTATTCTCCGAATGTAATCTCGTCAAGTTTCGGTATAAAGCCAAATTCAATATTTTTAATCTTGAAATGCCTTACCAGTTTTGGCTTTTCGCTAAACACCTTTGTAAAATGCGTAATCAATTCATTTAAATCCTTCATTTTGATTTTACCTACCTCGGATAAATCTATGCCACAGAATATTTGTATCATTTTCTGAGCGATAAACTCCTCATCATTGGAAGCCTCTTTCGTCTTTACGAACCTTTGATACCTTGAAAGTGGTATTTCGCTCAATGATGTTGGTAGTAATAAATCTACTTTCATAACCCTATAACCTTTTTATTTTTAATTTGTATACCCTAAAGAATAGAATACTCTCCAAAGTTTTTATTTAAGCCTATTGTTTCCATCTCATGGTAGCGGACGGCATCCAGCGCGTGATTAAATTTATCAATAGGTTTATTCAGTTGTTTGCCTGTTTTATCCTTATCCCAACAATAGCTTCTAAGCTCTTTGATTAGGTTTGTGCTTTGGGAAGTAACTAAGTAATCTTGCCTTTGCATTACATCAATTCCGTAATTAACTGAATCCTTGCCTTTCGTTACGCCTTTAATCGTGATTCCGTAGCGTTGTATATCTGCGATTGATTTAGGTTCGGCAGAATCTGCATATACTGGAACGTCTTTCGGTAGGATTTTAGAAATGTCGCTATTGAGCAATCCTGTTTGGTAAGTCATTTCGTCAAGGATTCTTTGCTCATTGTATTTGTAAACTGCGATTATTGCTGTCGCATCCGCTGAGTATCCAAAATCAAGCCCTATTCCAATCAATCTCGCCTCTTTAGGTATTTTGTCAATTGTCTTGTAGTTAGTGAATACCGCGCCTTGCAATTGACCGACCTTGCCCTCTCCGTAAACCGTCCACCAGTTGCGCCAGTATGCGCTTGTCTTCGCTTTTAAGCGATTCTTTTCTATTTGTTGGACAATACCCTCATCAAGCCCCTCATTGTCCTTGTATGTCAATATTATGAAATCGGCATCGGGTTCGTCTTTTAGTTCTCTATGAACCCAAAACTCATTGGCGGGGTTAAAATCGAGGTAAATGCACCGCTTTGTTCGTATTGAGAGTTCATTGTAAGCCTCAAAGGTTACATTGTTGCACTCGTTAATGTAAAGAATATCTCGCCTCGCTCCTCTGAGTTTACTTGCATCGTCTGCGCTAAAGAATTCTATAAAGCTTCCGTTTGCAAATTCGTATTTTAAATGGCTCTTGTTAAAACGTTCTTCTTGAAATCTATTCGTCCATTTCATTATCTTAAGAAAGTCTCTTAACGCTCCTCTCCTTAGATGAGGTATAGATTCAGCAACAACGCTAACCTCTAAGCCTTTTTGCTTTGCGCACTTATCTATGATTACGGGGATTATCCCGAACGTTTTGCCAGCAGATGTGCCTCCTTGGATTATTTTGATTCGCCTTTTGAGAGCGAGTATTTTATTTATCGCTGTCGTCCTCTCTAACATCAGGGAATAAAGGTTGCTCTATATTTGTTTGCTCGATTTGTTGCAATGGCGCACCGTATGCTGAATCCATCAATTTTTGATAGGCTTGGGTGTCTCCTTCCCTTGCTTTTTTGATTAGCGCTAAGGTCATCAAATCCTCTTGGCTCATATCTTCCAATTCGCTTGTTAGAGGATTCTTTAAATTCTGCTCAACGGATAGCCATTTCTTTGCTATTGTGCTTCGGTTCTTGCTTCCCTTTGGTCTTCCGTTTGGGTTTCCGCTTTGCCCTTTTTTGAATTCGTGTTCCTTTATGTGTTCTTTGCTCATAAGGTGCTGTATTTGTGCTGTAGACGTTTAAACTTTATTTTGGTGTTTAGTCTTCGTAAGTTTCAAAAACCGTCTTCATCTTGTTATGGATTTCCCTTAGACAGCTTGCGCAGTTTGTTGCGTTTGTTTTTACTCTAAAAATACGGCTGTATATTTTTATCATTTGGTCTCTTTCACTTGGGCGGTAGGTTGTGGATGCTTTTGCAAACCATTCCTTGAGCCATTTGTATTCGTCTTCCAGTAAGCAATCAGGCTGCTTTGTGTTTCTGAATAGTTCGTTTAGCTTCTCCTTACGCTCAGTACAGCCGCAATCCTCTCCAAGAATAAACTTGGCTACCTTTGCAGCTCCTGTTTTTTCCAATACCTCTTCTACTATATCTCCGACTCCTTTTTTAGGTTGCTTTCTTGGCTTCCGTTTTTTTGTTGTTTTACTCATTTTCTAATTTTTTGAATATGATTATTTTATACTTGAAAATATTAAAGATGCGCTTTACTATGTATTCAGGTTTCATCTTATGCGTTTAAATACATAAAAGCGATTCCATTACATCTATTTCCTTTTGCGTTTGTGTATCCGCTTTTAGGTTGCCTACAAGCTTGCTTTTTAATCTGCGTATTTCTTGCTTAATGTACTTGGTTCGATATGTTGGTTTGTCCTCTTGCTTTTGGACTATGTATCCGTGTTCCTCCAGCAACTTAATGCTCTCCTCAATCTTTGCTTGTTGCTCTCGGTAGTGATTAAATATTTGATTATCTATTGCCATCGTTTTTTAGTTGTTTGTATATTCCTTTCTCTGTTTCGCTCAAGGATGCAAAGTTGTATATATTATCCTCAAGCATTTCCTTTTCAGTTTTGTAGTACGGTTCGTCTTTATGCCCCAAAGCTGGAGCATAACGCAACCTGACTTTGCGCCTGTTGCTTTTGCTGTTTCCTATTTTTACCACTTTATATTTCATTTAGTCGTAACCCTCCATCTCGTCTTTGTAATCTTCTCTTTTTGGGTCTATAAGCTTACAAGTGTCAATTATTTTGCCGTTGCTCATCTCTATATAATCATAATACTTTTGCCTGAGTTTTTCTTGAATAATATTCTTAGAGCGTTTTATGCTGTAAAATATTGTCTTTGTGCTAATATCGCTACCTTCAGATATTTGCCGCATTGTCAAAGTTCTATCTCTGTTTGAATCTTTTATGCCAGTATAAAGTTTGAAAAGCGCATTATCAAAGTATTGCCATTGGTTGACCTCTTTGATTATTTCAGCTCTAAGGTTTTCGCTATTGCTCGGCTCATAGTAATCGTAATTTACTGATAACGACTTGTCGTAAACAATTACTTTTGCAGCTTTTTTCTTTTCCGCTTTGAAATCTAAAAACAACCGTTTTAATATAGTATAAAGATAACTCATATTAGGCTCTCCGTCTTTTAATACTTTCTCTTCCTTTCCGTATTTCATTAGCTTGATATAGAACTCTTGTACAATATCTTCAGCGTAAAAATGCTCGCCCAAGTCGTGAATGATTTGGATAAAATCATCTTGCCTTGCTTGAACTTTTACAATCCATTCCATTGTTTAGAATCTAATCAAATGTAGTGATAATTTTTTAATCATTAAAAAAGCGCCCATTTCTGAGCGCTCATACTAACTATTAAACCCTCGTATTAAAAAGGGATGTCATCCGCTTCCTTACTTTCGTAGGAAACCTCATCGTCTTCAGCTCGGTTAAATCTCCAAGCTTCCAGAGTATTGAAATATTTTACTTCGCCTTTTGGGGATGTCCATTCTCTGCCTCGTATGTTTATATCAACATCCATTGCATCGCCAAGATTATAATCACTCAATAGAGGGCAATTATCTTGCGTTAGCTGTACTAAAATTAATTGTGGGTACTTATCCTCGGTTTGTATTACAAACTCTCTTTTAGAGAACTTTTCCGTGATTTGCTGGGTTTCCCCTTTTAGGTGTAGTTTACCTTTTACATTCATTTGTTTTTATTTTAATTGTTCGTGTTTTGATTGCATATTAGTTATAGTTTCTGCAAACATATTCTAATTGAATATTATTTAGTTTAAACCATTCGCCTCTCACTCTTTGTTTTTCATACAATTTATGAAGCTCTGACTCGTGGTCTTCCTTAAATATCTTGACCGCTTTTAATGTCGGCTTTTCAGATTGCAAAGTTTTTTCTCTGCTTAGCGGGTCTGTTGACTTGCCTATTTTATATAGACCTGTGTTTTCGTCTTTTATTATGTAACATTGAGATTTCGACTTATACCTCGTTAAAATATCCATGTTGTTGAATTCGATTACTCGATGTTCGTTGCTCCTCATCAGTTCTATGTCTTTTTCAGCTTGTTTTATTTGATTAGCATATCTATTATACCAATTTATTCTTTCTTGATAATTTGTTATTTTTAAACAAAGACCAATTTTTTTAAAAAAATCTACATATTCAAAAGCGTATTTTTTTATCTTGCTATACTCTAATTTTAAAAAAGAATTAAGGCTAATGTAATATTTTACATCATTATTCCATCCATAAGAAAAATTATGTATCCTAATTTCTATGTCATCAATGCTATAATCGTTTTCTTTAAGTCTTAGTTTATCTACAAAGTGTGGGTTTTCAAATTTACCAAATCCAATTCTTAATATTCTATCATCTAAAAAACCCCAATTTGCTAAGTGATATATAAAATTTACATACTCATTACGGCTTTCAGGAAAACAATATAGACACGGGCTAAAATGACCAGGTAAACTATATCTAATAAACTTGTATTTTAAATCCAGCAATTCAAAGTCATACTCATAATAATTTTTTTCATTTTGCAATAAAAAGGCATAAAACTGCTTTGCCTTGCTTTCTTGTATAACCCTTTTATACCTTTCCCCATCAACTTCAATTTCTTTGGTAATTTCTTTTGTCATATCCCAATAAGTTATTGGTATGTTCTCCTTTACTCGTATGACATTGTCCTCAGATATAGACAAGAATTCTTTTTTTAAATAACGGGGATTTATTTTTTTATACAATTCCTCAGCGTTGCCGTACTTATCTGACATTTTCTTTTGATATTCATGATAATCCATCAGCTTATTACTTTAAATTGTTCGTGAATTAATGTCTCGTAATACTCTCGGCATTCCTTAACTCGGTTGTAAATCTTTTCGATTGCTTCGGCATCGTAATCAATCTCGTAGCATTTTATCCTCTGCTCCTTTGGAACCCTATCAAAGTTGTGTTGCATTTCTACCGCGTTCCTTACAATTGGGTTGTCGTCTATTTCTTTGAGCTTGTAATGCACCCTTCTAACCTCATCCTCTACAATGTCGCTCGGTGTATCTACTAAGCAATAAACAAGGTAGGCTTTCCGTCTTCCTGTAAGCTCCATATAACCTTGCAACTGGTAATAGTAGTCCTTGTTTGGTATATCTTTCTTAAACCAAGGAAAGGTAGTTGCATCATAACTACTCTTTACATCAAGCACAAAATCGTCATTCAGTACGTCAGGGGTGCCAGTTAGGTATTCATTCTCGAAATCTTGTTCGTTTTTTGACATTGCGCCCATGTTTAGAACCTCCTCAGCAAGCTTTATACTATCATTTTCAACCGCTATTCCTTTGTCTATGGCTTTGCTCCATACATCTTTGCTGTATCCATACATGTTCTCAATAGCATATTCCTCTAAATAGCCTTGACAGGTCTTGCTCAATTGCCCTTTTGTTCGGCTGTTAGGCATTATTTTACCAATTGCGGAGCATCTTATCTTAAAATCTTTCATAGTTGCTCTATTTGTTTAGGAGTTAATGCATAATTTTGTTTGAGTTTCTCTGCTGTGTACTCTCCGTTAGCTATCATTTCTAATGCGTTTTTGAAAGTAGATGCGTTTAACTTCTTTTTCTCTTTCGTCTTTCCGTGAGTATTCGTAGAGTCAGCATCCTTTGTATCGTCAATTAAGAATAATCCATTCAATGCGTACTTTCTTGCGTAACTGGAGGAACTACCAAAGCTCTGCGCAATATCCATTCCTTTACGATTGATGTCAATACCAGCTTGCGCTTTTACCGCTTGTACTTTATTGCCATCTGTTATCATTGCAGTAGCTTCGACATACATACAGCCAGCAGCTTCTTTTACCTCATCGGTAAGGTTCAATACTAAACCATTGAGTAAAGGCTTTACAGCCTCCATAATGTCCTCACATGAGCGATATTTGTACTTGCCAAAACTATTATACTGATTCTTTGGTGCTTTCAGTTGTTGTTGGATTTCTCCAAGCCTTTCGATTAATTTATTCATAACGTGTTTATTGATTTTTGGTTTATATAATTTTGCGCTTGTTCATAATGCGCGATGTATCTCCTAAAGTTGTTGTAACTTGCTCTAAGTTCTTTAGAGCCTCTGTAATCTCCTTTTACAGCGCATTTTTTTGACTCAGAGTAGAATGCTTCTTTGTAGGTTATTGCCTCGGCATAAGTTAAATCAAAAAGCCATTTGTCTCCGATGCGCTCGTTGATTATTTCTCTGTCTTGAATTTTGATTGATAAGATTCCAGCGGTCGCCGAAACCTCAATAGGTTTTCCTTTCATAATACGATTTTAATTGTTAGTGATATAAAATTAATTAATCTTATGCTCTTATGCAAATTATTCTTTTAATGCTTTCGTCTTTTGCTTGTACTCTTCAATAATATCTCGCAGCTCCTCCCTTGAATATTTTATAGTCTCATGAGCCTTTGAATGTAATTCAATTAATTCATCTGCTCCGATTCTCTCCTGTATTCCTGTTTGATAGTTTAACAAGTTTCCGTGTTTGTGTTGGTTACACGCTACACATTGTCCGTGAACATTCCTCTCGTTAAACGTAACAGCCTTATGCGTGCCGCTGCTAAAATAATGCCCAGCATCAAACTTATGACCTAAAGGCTGACCGCAAGATATACACGGTTTTTTTTTATCTCGTTCTCTGATGTATGTATTGAAATACTTTTGAGCTTTCTTCATTAAACTTTGAACGGTTTCAAGCTTTTCCTTTAGTTCTTTTTTTTCTTTTTTCCAGTTCTTGACCTTTGCAGTTTCTACCCATACTTTTACGCATTCAGACTTAAAGCAATATTTTTGATTAAAGTGCTTTGCTTCAAATTTCTCTTTGCAGTTTTTACAACGTGGCATTAAAAAAGTCTTTGTTGTGAAATATGGTTTTTAATTCGTTTTATTGACGCTTCGTAATATTCTTTGTCAAGTTCACACGCCGTTAATTCAAAACCTAAATTGTGACAAGCAATAGCGATTGAACCACTACCTAAATGTGTATCTAATATTTTGTCGTTTTCTTTTGCGTAGTTCATTAAACAAAATTCATAAAGACTTATTGGTTTTTGTGTGTTGTGAATTTTTTGTATTTGGTTATGTTTATGTATTGAATATTCAAATATTTTAGCGGGTTTTTTTAATCCCATAGAAACAAATGCAAGTTCGCATCTTGCGAAATTTGGCATTGCTTGTTTTTTATCCCAAACTAAAAAATATTCACTTTGTGGTAAATTAAAATTATTTCCACCCCAAACTATTTGATTTTTACTAACTCTAAATAATTCGTTCCAATATTTCTTACTTGGCTTATTATTATTTATTAATTCCATTTTTTGAAATCTTTTAGCGTGCACATCCTTTTCGCTTGGATTTGCAGTAACATTTTTAAACCTTTCAATGCCATAAGGCGGGTCTACAATAGCAAGGTTGAAGTAGTTATCTTCATACCTTGACATTAGTTGCATATTGTCTTCATTGGTTATTTGTATTTTATCTGTTACTTTCATTCGTCTTTTTGAAATATGTAAACCTCATCTACGTTACAATCTATGTTAGTGCATAAGTGTACGTTTATTACTCCTTCGCCTGCTAAGTTAAAGTCTTCGTATTCGTGTTGCTCTTGCCATTTTATTGGCTCTACGCATTGTGGGCATTTCATAATTCTAATTTATTGTCATTTATAATTTCTTTTAGCTTGTCTATTTCGTGTTTATGTTCTGCAATGATTAATTGATTTCTTAAATTAGATTTGCACTCCATATGATACTCTTGCTCAAATTCCAAAAAGACATTATGAAAATGCTCAATATCCTTTGCGCTTTCCTTCATTGAATTAATTAAATCTTTTCTTCCTGGATGTTTTTCTTCAAGCTCCTCAATGCTTTCCTTGAATTTAATTAGTACCGTCTTTAGGTTAATCTTGGCTTTTAATATTTCTAAGGTGTTCATTTTTCTTTGGCGTATATTTTCTTATAAACGTTCGGAGCTGGATTCTCTTGCTCATAATATAGGAATTTTTCTTTGTCAAACCACATTATGAGTTGACCTATCTGACCAGCCGAGCGAGGTTTTATTTTATTGAAGTTAATAATAGCTTGGTTGTAATTTAAATCTTCTCGGTGTACCGTTATCATACACTTGCCGCTGTTAAACCATTCTGAGCCTCCTTTCAAATCGTACGGACTTGGAACGCTTCGCTTTCCGTTTATCTTTTCCGTTAGCTTTGGATGAATGATTGTATGTAAATGCAATTCGTTATCCTCTGCGATTTGGTTGCGGTACGGTAAGACGACCTCTAAATATTGTGCATAACCTCCATATTCGTGATATGGATGCGATAGGTCTTTCCAACTATCTATACTTGCAGTTTGTAATACGCCTTTTTGTTTTAGTTCAACCGCATAGTCATAGAACTGGAAAGGCGTCATTTTTGCTTTTACATCCTTTTTAGTTAAAATATGGAAGTGCTGAAATATCCAATCTAAGGAGTTTCGTATTTCTCTATCCTTGATTACGTTCCGTTCTTTAGGATTGAAGCTCTTGCCTGTGAGCTTGTGAATCAAATCCGCAACAATCTCAACATTGCTACCAACATCAGGGAAGTAAACCAAATGCTTCCATCCATAAAACTTTGATGTATTCAAAAGGCACTCCATTAAAACTTGTGTTTTCCCTGACATTGGAAATCCTGTCCAATCGGTGCAGTTTCCTAATTGCATCGAATAATACTCATGCAATCCATCCCAGCCTAAATATTTACCTTTTTGATTGTAGTTATCTCGGTGTTTAAATATCTTATCAATTATGTCTCCTGTCTCTGTTACCTTGTATCCGTCTATTGCCACGCTGCTTTAAATTTAGTATGTTCACTTTTTGGTTGTTCCTTCTTTAGCCAATTCTTAGCCGTTAAATATAATGATTTGTATTTCTTATTTTGTTTAAAGTTTTCGATTGCATCTAAAACAGAATCAATTGTTTCTTGTGGATAGACGGATTCTAATTTCTTAAACTCGTCTTTTGACATAGACAAATGAGCGAAGCTTCTGTATATACTTTCACTAGGACTATCACTAAGACTAACACTTACACTATCGGGTTTTTTGGGTTTCTGAAAAAAGGCTTGGGTTTTTTGGGTTTCTTTGGGTTTCTTAGGTCTGCCTCCTTTAGCTCCGTTTATTCTTTGCTTGTCGACAAATACGTTGTATTTCTTTAAATCACGCTTTAGAGTTTGTTTAATGCCCTCAAAAGCAATATCAATGATGAACTCCGCTTCGGGATTCTCATCAGCGCAGTATGAAAATATGTGTTTGATTAATTTGCCAGCTTGTTCATCGGATAATTTGTCAAAGATTCCCCTTTGATCCATATAAAGAATAAAGCTCTTTTTGTCTTTCGCCATAAAATCTTATTTAAAAAAAAACGATACGCTTTCAGGCGGTGGCAGCCGTACTCACGCATCGTAATAAACCAATGAAAAAAAGTCTCGCCACCTAACTTCTTTTAGAAATCAATCTATGTTTCCATAGAATAACCAAATTATGAACGCATAAAAATAATCAATTATTTGTTCCACGGTTCAACTCTTGTGATTTTTTTTATTAATCCTTTCCATTTACCCCAAGCATGGATTGCCTCAGACCTTGAATA